GCCTTGAAGTTCTCCGGGAGCGCGAAGTCCGTGTAGGCCTCGGGTGCGCCGGTCTTCGCGGCCTTCTCGGCGGCGACACGTTCGGCCTCAGCCTTTTCGGCTTCGGTCGGCTCGGTCTTCGTCGCGTCGGCCGTGGCGGCAGTTGCATCCGTGGTCAGCAAGGTGCTGGCATCCGTCGCAGTCGTGGTGGTGTCGGTATTCGTGGCAGTACTCGCCTCGGCCGAGGCCGTAGCGCCATCTGTCAGAACCGTGTCACTTGCTGCTGCTGATGCTGCTGCGTCGCTCATGTTTGCTCGCTTCCTTCTGCATTTCAGTGAGGCGAGCCGGGCAGTGCTCCATGATCTGGCTCATCAGCTTCAGCCCTTCGTTGCGCCGGCCCTCGTTGAAGGCCGAATGGGCTGGATCGCCCGGAACGTAGCTCAGCTGGTAGACGCCGAAACCTTGAAGAAGACGCCACACAAAGCGGCGCCCGCGCGGATCGCTCATCAGCCAGAGCAGTTCGTCGACCTCGTTGCGTTTGTCGAGCTTGATGGCTTCCGCCTTCGCTGCCCGATCCGCCGATTGGTCTGGTCCCACTGCTGACATGGCGGCGAATGTAGAAGTCGCCGCATGCGTCATGTATCCGCTGTGCCGTTCCCGTCTTGCCCCCTCTTCAATTTCCGGCGCTCGGGGGTTTATGCATGCTCACCGCGGAGACTGCTTCCGGGCCGCAGTGGGTTAGCAAGAGCAGGCTGTTTCCCGTCTGGCGAGTGACAGGTGAAAGGAGGTGAGCGCCCCCGAATTAGCCGTACAGGACATTGGCCGCATCCGGCCCTTCGCCCTTCAATTCCATATCCGTGATCTGCATCTCGCAGCGCGACTCCTTGTCGCCGTCCTGCTGCTGGTTCACGCCGGTCGAAGTGACCGTGACCTTTGCATTCAGCGTGAGCACGGTGCCCACGGCTGGTGGCTCGGTGAAGCCTAAGCGCGTGAGCAGGTCGTCGTCGAGGCACAGGCATGTGCCGTAGCTGTAGGCTGGTGCGTTGTCAGCGCTGGGTCCGGAGGTGTACTCCTTGGCCTCCTCCTTCGACATCTTGGTGCTGATCATGCTGGGCTCCTAGCGGCGCGCTGTGCCGGATGGTTGGATCTCGGGCTGCGTCCCGAGAGCGGGTGGCGCAAGCTTTGCGGCATCCTCGGGCAACAGTGGCTCCAGCAGCCAATCCAGCATCGCCCTGGCCCGGGTGACATCGCCGTCGGCAAGCTGAAGGCACTGAACTTTCATATCGATGGGCGCCATGCAAGCTCCTACTGAGTTGCGAAGCCTCGGACCACTTGGCCCAGGGCGTTGTCGGTAGACACCGGCGCCTGCGCCAAGGTCTTCGCGGTTTCAGCGGCCTGTGCTGCCTCCGCCTGCTTCTGCTGGGCCTGCTGGGCCTGCGCGCGTGCCATGCGAATCTGCTCGATCTGGTCCTTGCTGCGCGCCATCTCCGGAGACACGCCGAGGTAGCCGGCCGCGTCCTGCACCACCTGGTCGGTGTCGGCGTTGTCCCAGACGCTCGGGTCTTGCTTCGCTGCGGCAATGGAGCCGATGGCGCTGATCCAGCGGTCGACGCCGGCCATCGCGGTCGACCGCTGGGCCTGCGCCAACACGCTGACGAACTCCATCTTGAGCTCGACGCCGTGCAGCTCCTCGGGCGGCTCCGGCAAGATGCCGGCCTCCATGCAGGCGTCGAACGTAATGTTCACCAGTGGTGTCAGCAGTTCGGTCTGCTGGCGCTCCACCACGGGGCCGAGCATCAGCAGCTTCTCTTCGTGGCGCTCCTGCACCTCGCGCGCGGTGATCGGCTGCCCGCTGATCTGCTCCATCGACAAGAAGACGTCGGCGAAGAAGGCCGAGCGGATGAGCTGGCGAATGTCCTGGATGTCCATCAGCAGGTGTTCCATGTTCAGATTCACCTGGAACGCCGACTGCACGGTGCCGGTGTTCCCGCCCATGGGGTCGTAGTAGGTAACGCCTCCGGGCAGCAGATCGGCTTCCTGTTCCTTGAGCGCGGTCGGCACCATGATCGGCGGCTGGACCTGGAAGTCGATGCCCTGCAGCTTGCGACGGTGCTCGTGCTGCAGCTGCAGGATCCCGCCAAGCGCTCGCATGCCGGGGCAGTTACTGCCATAGGTGTCGTTACCCGTGACCTGCCACCGCGGCGCGAGCACAGGGAAGCGCTTGAACCCGGATTCACTCACCACCCGGTCTTCGCTACCAGCCGTCTCGATGATGACCGATCGCCACGGCATGTTCTTGCTGTCCAGCTTGGTCGCGTCCCGCTCCAGTCGCGGATCGATCAGGTGGTAGAGCGGAATCCACACGTCGAGGTTGTGCGAATCCCATGCGTTTTTGATCTGGGTCGACACGTTCGACCAGTCCCATGAGCCGGACTTCTCGCGCTTGGGCGTGGCGTTGGCCACGTAGCGCTGCACGATCTGCATGACCGTCATCTGGAAGTGGCGCCCCAGGGTGTCGATCTCGTTGCGGTCGTTGGCCGCCAGCATGTACTCGCCGACCGTCAACGGGTAGAAGCGGATCACGTCCTCGAAGTCGGGCAGCACCACTGAGCATGCCGTCCCGAAGCCTCCCATCTCCTCATACATCGTGTGCAGGGAGTTGTAGGTGTTGGAGCGCGCGAAGACGTTCAGGATGGTGCGCGTGACCTGATCCAGCCACCGAGACACGCTGGCGTTCTCCATCAGCGTCGGGTCATCCGTCTCCAGCCGAACCCACGGACGGGCCGGGCTCGTCATCCCTGACTGCATGCCAGCGCCCAGCGTCGTGAGCGCGGCCGTGCCGGTGTCGTCGAGGATGTCGTTCTTGCGCTCGCCGCGATTCACGTCCGTCACGAAGAAGCGGCCCGAGCGCGGTATGAGCACGTCGTTGATCTGCTTCCAGTGCCCCCACCACGACGAGCGCTCGAGTTCAAGCGCCTTGATGCGACGCAAAACTCGGTCGCGCTGGGTGAGAGTGACGAAATCGCTCATTGACCGAGCAGCGTCGAAGTACCCAGCTGCAAATTCGCCGGGTTGATGCCGTTGCTACCCGTCAGCAGCGTGGAGTTGTTGCCGGCGAGCGCGCCCGTGGCAGACGCGGCCAGGCTGTTCTTCTTGGCGATGGCGGCAGGGTCAACTGCGGCCTGGGATTTTGGTGGCGCGTCGGCCGGCGTGACCTGCTGCGGCTGCTGAGCCTGTTGCTTCGGCGCCAGCGCCTTCGTGACAAGGCCGCCAACAACTGCCGTTGCAGCCGCGGCGGCGACGCCGGAAGTTCCAAGCCACGTACCAATTGCACCTGCGGTGGTGGGCATGTCAGTCCTCGATGGTGAAAGAGCGCTCGTGCGGGTTCAATCGCAGGACGCATGTGCCGATGTCGATGCGCGGCGGGTCGGCGCTGATAAAGGCGAAGGGCTGGTATCCGACCTGGCGGGCCCAGCGGCCATAGATACGCTCGGCCTTCTCGTACTGAATCGACTCCAGCATCAGGACGGCGGCGCCGACGAAGCGGTCATGCACTGGATCGGTCCCGTGGGTCGCATGGGCGCCGAGCATCATGTGAAACATCTCGCCACGCGACTCAACGAGCGGGTCGCGCAAGATCCAGTCGTCAATGTCCATGCGCATGAACTGTGTGTCGCCACGCTTGTACGTGTCGCGGAACCCCATGACATGAGCGAATACCGCGGCCGCGCGCTGGCCGTCCACCTTGGTGTAAAGCACCTCGGCAGGCGTGGCGGTGAAGGCTAGACGCAACGCATCAGCGGATTGCTCGGCCGCGTGCGCGCCGCGCGCGTCGGGGAGGAAGTTCGTGTGGATGGCGAAAGCGCCCTGCTCCAGCGCATCAGCCAGAAAGCATCCGCCATCGACGATGACAGCGAAGTTCGTGGGGTGCGCCGTGTACTTGGCAGGATCGAACGAACCACCCCCGTTCGTGGCGTGCACGTCAGGATGCAGAACGATGCTCTCGAGCAAAGCATGATCGGCAGGAGTGGCCAGGCGGGCAGTCATGCCGCCGGATTTTGGTAAGCCCTACGCGGCTGATGTATCCGCTATCGGCGAGCCAGAGGGTCGTATTCCCGCTTCGGTGGCTTGCGGATGCCTGCTGGGCTGACCGGGTAGGCGAAGGACAGCGCCAACGCATCCGCACGCCCAGGCGACGGCAGACCGCGCGCCTTCATGTCCTTCTTCGACTCGAGTTGGATCTTGCAATCCGATCGGCCCACCGTCTCGGGGCCGATCAAGTCCTGGTACAGCGTGTCGTCCTTGGGATCGATGCTGCCGCCGTCCTTGAGCCACTGCTTCATCAGGCCCCAGATCTCGGCGCGCTTGTTCAGGTAGGCCGGATTGCTCGACTCACCGCCGAACCAGACCAGCTGCCAGTTCCGGCCCCACGACTTGCCGGCGCTGTAGATGCCCGTGCCATACCCAGCGTCGATGAACACCGCGTCGGCGCCCTGCTCGTCCTGGTGCTTGGCCAGGATCGTGGCCACCTGCAGGTCGTTATCGTTCTTCGGGATGGTGGCCAGGATGCGGAAGTACAGGCCCTGACGCAGGCCGATTTCCAGCATGTCGTCGCCTTCCCACGCTGGGTCACAGGTCAGAATCTTGGGTGCGAAGGCGTACTGGCTCTCGGTCAGGTGACGGCCCCGCGCCGCGTCCACATCCTGCGTGCTGATGAACTGCTTGGCCGACATGTTGGGGAACATGCCGCGGATGCGCACCTTCACGAAGTCGCTGTCCTCGCCATAAGCCTCTACCTGCTCAGCGAGCGAGGTCTTGTTCGTCCCCTCGACTGTGCGGCTATCGACCTGCCGGTGGCGCCAGCGGTTGCGGTTCTTGCGGAAGCATTCCCGGAACTCACCGGTGTTCCGCGTGGGGTTGCCAAACACCAGCCAGATGATCTCGGTGTCCTCGTCGGTCAGGACGCCCTCGGCGACCTCCCAAACCTTATTGGCGATGGCCGAGCCCTCGTCCATCACCATCACGATGCGGCTGCCCTGGTTGTGCAGTCCGGCGAACGCCTCGGTGTTGTTCTCGCTCCATGGGGTGGCATCGAGGCGCCATGAGGTCGTCGCCTCGGGGTCGGCGGAGGCAACGTGCATGGTCGCCGGCCGCCACCACGCGGCATTGAACGCGCGCCGGAACCACTTCCCGACCTCCGGCATGGTCTTGGTGCGCAGCTGATTCTCGGTGGTCGCCGTGACCACAACGCGGAAGTTCGGGCAGGTGCTCATCGCCCACTGGCACACCATGCCGATAAGAGCCGATTTGCCGATGCCGTGACCGCTGGCCACCGCGCTCAGGTATGGCTTCGTGCGCGTCTCGGGGTTGGACAGGTGCGCGCCGATGGCTTCGAGCTCCTCGATCTGCCATGTGCGCGGGCCGGGGTGCTTCTCCAGCGCGCCACCCTTCACGCCCCATGGAAACGACGACAACACGTACCCCAGCGGGTCGTGCTCGTACTTCAGGACTTCGGCGATGTCGGCGTCGGTCATTTGGCGAGCCAGGCAATGATTTCTCGCTCGACCAACTTTCCAACCCCATCGAGATCAGGCAGCGCGCCGGCTGCAACGAATGCGCGCACTTCGTCAGTCGTGTTCAATCCTTTCGCTCTGAGGCAGTTCGCGGCACGCACTGAGAGCGCATCAAACGGATGCTCGCCCGCGCTTCTCTTCGCGCGCCTCTCCTCTACAGCGAGGATCTGCGCAACCCGCGCGGCACTCAGCCCGAACTGCTTGGCTAGGTCTACCTTCCGCGCGCCATCCGCAAATAGGCGACAGATTTCAGTGTTGCGCTTTCGTTCGTTTGGGGGCATGAGCCTTATTTTCCCCTCTGCGCACGCATGCGCTCTGCCAGGCCGACCACAGTGGCCTCGATCTCCAGTTTGTCCTTGAACGCGCCGACGCTCACATGCCGGCCGATCAGTTCGACCATCTTGGTGCGGTCCAGCAGCTTGACCTTGCGCACCGTGGCGTAGACCGGATTTCCGTCAGCATCCTCGCCATCTCGCTCCTGCACAGTCTCAATGCCAGCCACAAGGCCAGTGCGCCACGGAAGCGGCCATTCGTGCACCGGCTTCAGCGTGCCGCTCTCGGTGTAGAGCTCCGCCAGGTCGGCGGTCGCGTCCTGCGCCAACCGCTTCAGCACCCAGTCTGCATCGATCTCGATCCGCGCGATCCGCTCCTTTTTGGCATGTGAAACTGCCTCGGCAATCCTAGTTTTCCCTAGCAGTTGCGATCCGACCTTGTCGGCCGTCTTGGCGCTGTACCCGGCACGAATCGCAGCCTGAGTCGCGTTGAGGTCGATCAAATATTCGGCGACGAACCGCTCCTGCTTCGGTGTCAGCTTCTTCTCGGTCATGCCGGCTCCAATTTCGTCTTCGCGACTGCTGCGCCACGGGTGCGGCCTGAGCAGATCGACTTCACGCTCACCGCGGCGATCTCGAACTTCTCCGCCAGCCACGCATAGGTTTTCCCCTCCTCGCGCAACTGGAGGAGGATTGCGACCTCATGGTCGGTCAGAACGGCCTTGTGATGTGTCTCCCCGATCCGCCGGCCGGCCTCGCTGAAGTGCAGCAAGCGGCGTCGACCCATTCGGGCCTGCTGGCGGAGCTTGCCGGATAGGACTACGGTGTTCATGCGCTGAGCTCCTTGATGGTGTTGTTGATCGCCGCCAGCTCGGACACCTTGCGAAGCTTCCAGCGCAGGCGGGTGCCGTGCCACCCTTCTGGGCCGCGGTGGCACGCCGAGCACAGCGGCATGGAAGCAAACCACAGCCCCTGCTCTGGCTCGTGAACCTCGCTCGGCCCGCTGGCGCCGCAGACGATGCAATCCATGGCCGCCACGCGGGCGATGTGCTCTGCCTCGGCTTTTGTCGGCTTGGGTTTGTTTTTCGATTGCATCAGGCCCAGCCCTCCACGATCATTTCAAGCAGCCGGTCGGCGGTGGCCCGATTCATCTGAGGCAGGATCACCTGAAGCACGCCGTCGATCGCTGCGCTGTAGAAGCGCTCGAAGTCGTCCTGCTCCATCTTGTCGAATGCAATCGAATGCAGCTGCGGGTACACCTCTCCAGTGCGCGGGTCGATGGCCGGATCGAAGTAACCCGCAGCCAGCTTGACGGCCGGGAGCGCTTTCTCAACGGTCGGGTACGTCTCGCTGTTCTCGGCCACCAGCGTCAGGAGCGCCATCAACTTGCGGTGCTGAGGCCCATTGCGGGGTGCGGCCCACTCCAAGCGCAGCCATTTCCCAGTCTTCATGGTCTCAAGCCGGCGCTTGAACTTGCTCCAGGCATCGTGATCGGCCTGGGTAGCACCGCGCCACCCTTTCTCGGTGCGGATGAGCATGGCCTTCACGGCTTCACCTCCACGTCAACGGCATAGAACTTGACCGGTCCCTTGCGCTGGCCGTATTCCCACTTCACCCGGGGATCGCGATCGTCGACGCCCAGCCAGTCGGCCACGCCATCGCGAACGGACTTCAGCGCGCCGCGCAGGTTGTCGTCGTCGAGCGCGCGGGGCGCCACGCGGGTGAGCAGCACGATGCAGGGCAGCACCGCAGCTACCTTGGTGGCGCGCAGCGACAGGAACGCGGCGGAGCGATGCGCGCGCGCACGATCGGAGCGCCGGGTCCAGTGCTCGCGCACATTGGCCAGGGAGACAGCGCGGACTGGGACGGTGACCTTCATGCCATGCTCCATTGAAACTCGAGGTCCGCCACCGCCAGGGCTTTCGTGTACCCGATGCCCATCACGAGGCGCCCGTTGAGGATTTGCCGGCGGGCGTGCCAGACGCCACCGAAGCGGAAGAATTCAACTTCACTGACAGAAGCATCGGCAGCTTCTCGAACTCCTCCGGCCGCCGCTGCGCCAGCCAGTTGGCCTTCGCCATGCAGTACTCCGCGCAGTTCGGGTGCCGCCTGGAGTTCCTGGCCAGATGCTCCAGTTCGCGTTCCATGTTGGTCATGCATGCGCACCTCCTGCCAGCGCGAACTTCTGACGCTCACCATCCACCGCGATCAGGACAACGCGCCCCTTGTCCACATCGTTCTTCATGTAGGCCGTGATGTGCGACGGCTTGACCCCGGTGGCAGCGCAGATCTCCGCCCGAGTCATGGGGCCGCCGGCCAGCGCGGCGCGGATGCGCCCGCTGTTGCTCTCGGGGCGGCAGGCATTGCCATGGCCTGTCGCAGGATTCACCCGGCCGCGCATGGTCTTCGGCGCGCCACGTGCGCTCAGCTCGTCCGACTTCCTGCTGATGCCGTGGAAGGTGCTGAAGTCCCTGCCTTCCTTGCGACGGGCCTCCACGCTCGCGGTGCTCTTGGCGCTCAGCGCCGCGGAGCCGGTGTACTTCGCCCAGTCGAAGGGGGTTTCGGTGAGGCCGATGCCCGGCCAGATGTCGTAGTTCATGGCGTGCTTCGATGCGGAAAGTTGGGGAAGAACATGGTCGGGTCGGCGGGGTCGCCCTTGTATTGCTGCGAGTCGCGGTCGAACCACAGCCGGATCGTTGGCTCGTCTTCGCCATTGCGCTGTTTGCGACACAGGATTGCCGCGTCGTGCTCGGTCTTCTTGTTTGAGAACGAGCCCTTGGCCTTGACGTCGTCCTCTTTGGCCTTGTTGCGCCAGACCATCATCACGTTGTCGACCAAGTCAGTGATGGCGCCGGAACCCTTGCTGTCGTGCTTGTCCGGGATGTTCGCCTCGTTCGAAGGCTTCTTCAGGTGGTGGATGAGGTGGACGTGCACCTGGTTGTCGCGAGCCAGGGCCGTGAGCTCGTCTACGAATTCCTTCTGCCCGTTGTAGTCGTCTTCACCGCGCACGCACTTCATCAGGCTATCGATCACGATGTGCCCGATTCCCAATTCCTTGGCGCAGTAGCGCGCCATGCTGATGACGCGCGCGGCCGACACCGTGCCTTGCTGGTCGTAGAGCCAAAGCCGTCCATCAGTCCATTCGCCGAACTCGGTGTAGAGGTACGAGAGCGCCTCGACACCGTCAGCCTCTTGGTACTCCGGGCTGAACGGATTCGTCTGCGCGTACATGCGGGCGAGGCGCTGCATGGTGGTCGCGGGTTTCATCTCGAAGCTGGCGATGCAGGCCTTCTCGCCCTGCCCCATCAGAGACAGCACGACCTGGCTCACCACCTGTGTCTTGCCATGTCCGTTCTGGCCGGCCCAAAGCGTTACTTCGCCGGGCCGGAAATTGAAGACGCCGTGCGCACGCTCCCAGGGGAGGAAAACTTTCTTGGTTTGATCGGGATGGCGAAGGCGCTCGATGAGAGCCTCCATCCACACCGACGCAGGCTTGACGTGCGTCTGCGCGTCTGTCTCGTGCAGGTACGCATCGAAATCGATGGTGTCAGGAATGATGTGCAAGGTGCCTCCAGATGGCTCGCAGGGAGAATTCGTGTTCGTCGCTCAGGCCCACCACACCAGCAGTGCATGCGACGCCGACAGCCAGAGGATTTGCCCGCTCAATAGCCTCGATGGTTTGGTCGAGCAACACGCTGTCTTCGCCCAGGTCGAACACATCGACGTGCAGGCCGACGACCGCGCGCCAGTCCATCGCCGCCGGTTGGCCAGCCACTGCGACCGTGTCGGGCAGGTGCTTGATGCTGTCCGGGCAGTTGCCGACGACCACCCACACCGCCGCCGGCGCGCGGCCAGAGGTTCGCAGAGCGGCGAGGCTTTGGAGGCTCATACCGCCCCCGCCCAGATGTCGGCCGTGCGTGTGTCGCCCCCGATCTCATCGTTCCAGCGCTCGGCGCGAATCCATGACGCTGGAAGCGGAACGTACTTGCCACCGTCCTTCGTCCAGTCGTTGGTCTGCCGCTTCGCGGCGATGGCGGCCAGCATCTTGGCCAGCAGTTCTTCGCTTGGGTTCAGCTTGGCAAAGGCAGACTCCGCATCCTTCCTGGCCTCATGCCTTGGATAAGCGGCATAGAAAACCTCGAAGGGGCTTGGGCCCGAAGGGGTCTTGTTCTTGTCTTGTTCTTGTTCTTGGCTTCGAAGGGGCTTCTTAGGGGCTTTGGAGGGGCTTGTCTTTTTCGAAGAATCCGGGAGATGGAATGCTTCTGAATAGATAGCAAAGAATGCTTGCTGCAGACGGTGGGCCGCGATGTTCTGCCACTCTTTCACAACCGACTTCACGCGGTTGTCTTCGGCCTTCAATGACTCACCAACCTGGTATGCAGCCATGCGATGCACGAAAACGGTGTCAGAGGCCTCGTCAAAGGTGCAAAACTGGGCTTCGCAGAGGCTTGCAAGGGCCTTTGAAGCCCCTTCGAAGGAGATCCCAGTCTCGTGCGCGATGTAGACCAACGGGCAGTGAAAGACGCCGATCATGTTGGCGTGCGGACACGTCATCAGATACAGCGCGACCAGCTGAGCTTCAGGATTGCCCCGCAAGGCTTTCCCGGTTTCGCCAATCCAGAACTTCGGAGAGACAACCCCGTAGTCGCGCATCAGACAATCCTCCAGCGCCCGATCGGGTGAGCGTGGGTCTTGACGCTCTGGGCGCGCACATAGCCGTCGAAGGCGATGAGGCCGAGGTTCTTGGCCGACGTTGTCAGTGCGCCCCACGCCTTGTGCGTCTCGGGCTGGTGGCGCGCCACGTGGCGGAATTCCTCCATCGTCATGTGCGCGGCGCCCTGCTGCTTGCGCAACGCGAGCCACGCCTTGAGCTCGACGATGGCATGCTGGGCCCATGCCACGTTGACATCGAGGGTCAGCTGCTGTCCGGCAGACTTCGCGAGAAGCCCTGCCATGTCATCCATGGAGTGAACCATCTCGTCGGTGATAGGAGGCTGCGTAGCAGCAGGATGACAGGCGTTCATGGCGCGTCCTACGCGAGCGCTTTGAGCGCTTGCATCTCTTCGACTGGGGTCAACTTGGCGTTGCTGGCGATCCATTGGGAAATTGCTGTGTTGCCGCATACCCACTCGAAGCCGCGAATACCCCAGCCCGGCAGATCGCGCTCGCGCTTGCTCGGCTCCAGGTAGGTCGTAACGTGAGGGGCGTAGAGCCCAGCCTCGCTGGCGAGAAACGCCTTGGTCATGTTCCGGGCGCGGCGCAGATCCCAGCAGAGGCGCACAGCCTCTCGGTAGGTCTTGCAGGCCGCGATGAGCCTCGGATCAACGACGCTTGGCGCGTCCAACCTGCAAAGCAGGCCCTTCAGTTGCAGCTGTTCCATTGGTGCCTCAATAGAAAAATCAAAACGGATTACCTGTTGAATGACCCGTTGGCACGGGACAAAACTAAAGGCATGTCGAATCCGAAAAACATGCCCTTTTTGATGTGCCCTACCCGCCGAACCGGCGCCTTGGGAGGCACCCCGCTGACGCGCAGCGAAGCAGGAGGACACATCAAGAAAGGCGCGTGGGTTCATGTGCATGACGCTGCCCTACTTGCGCTTGAGTGGCTGGCAGAGAAGGCCCAGGCCGAAGCCGGCGGCGACCGCGAAGACGAGGCCGGCCAAGGCCGCGGAGACGATGTGCTCGTGGACTCCATAGGCGAACAGAGCGACGTCGACCAGCAGCAGGAGGCAGAGGGCGAGGCGCATGGGTCAGGCCTCCACCGTGGGCTGGCTCTGCATCCGGAGAACATCCCAAGGGACGCCAGCGCGAAGACGCTCACACCGAATGCCTGTTTCGCGCTCGATGGCTGGGCAGTACTCCGCTGGAACGCTCTGGCGTTTCTTCCACATGCTCGGCGCACTGGCAGCCACGCCGATCCGGCTCGCCAACACACCGACGCCGCCGGCAATTGCGATGGCCTCGTCGAGCGCTTTCATGCTGTCATCACGTGGTTTCATGTCGATCCTTGATTGTCACATTCGTGATTCTGCTGGAAACACCAACGTGACGCAAGTACCTTGTCAAATCACACTCGTGAATACCATCGGCGAACGCATCAAATTTGCGCGGATCAAGCGCGGCCTCACGCAGAAAGCTGTCGCTTCAGCTGCGGGGGTATCAACGAGCACAATCGGGAACCTAGAGTCCGGTCAACGCGAGAAACCTCGCGAACTGAACGCAATCGCACACGCTCTTCATGCTTCGATTGCATGGATTGAGACCGGGAAGGGCGTGTGGGAGAACGACCCCAATGTGGGTCCAGGTCCGAAACTTATCGGGGAGGTGCCGCTTATTTCATGGGTGCGCGCGGGCAATTGGGATGAGGCCAGTGACCCACTTCAGCCAGGAGATGCCGAGAGTTGGTATGCCTGCCCACGGCCTCACAGTTCAAGCACGTATGCCCTGCGCGTCAAGGGGGACAGCATGACCGCGCCCCACGGCAACACAAAGTCGTACCCTGAGCACTGTTTAATCTTTGTCGACCCTGAGAAGCGATCACCGGTCAATGGAGATCGAATCATTGCGAAGCTAGAAGGCGAAGACGAGGTGACATTCAAGGTCTACAAGAACGAAGACGGCCGTCAGTGGCTGCAGCCACTGAATTCATCGCATGAACCCCTTAGGCAGCCGTTTCGAGTGCTGGGCACGGTCATCGGCAAATGGGAGGATGAATGAACATGAATTGGCATCGCGGCTTGTGGAGAGTTGCGCTTGGGCTGCTTGGCCTGTTCTGGCTGGTCGTGCTCACCCTCTTTGCAACTGGCGATCTCCCTGGCTTCGCACTTCTCGACGTTTTGTTGCGCATGGCTGGGCTATCCGCGCTTTATCTGATGGCATGCAAGCTAATTGAATGGATTGCTCGCGGGTTTGCTCGTGATCGATAGGCCGCAGAATGTCTGAGATGCCCGCCGAGAGCGGGCATTTTTTCGTCTGAACTTCTCCCTTTCGTGATCTGATGTCACAAACGTGTTGACAGATCAAATCACGTTCGTGACAATACATCCCAAGCGCTGCAGCCCGCAGCCGCCTTGGAGATGTAGATGTCCCGTCTAGATACCAGCCACCGAATCTGCCCGCGGCACCAGGTTGTCGTCTTGCAGCCTGCTGCCAGCATCCCTGCCGACTGGGCATTGGTGCCCACCGAAGAAGAGCTGCTGGCCGCTGACCGCGCCCGCGCAGCGTTCAAGGAAGACCAGCGCTACTTCGCACTGCCCGATGCCTTCGCGCTCGAGGTTCAGCTGAGGATCGCATCGTGAGCGCCGCGCAGCACACGCCGGGGCGAGTCGGGTTCGATGGGGCTGTTGATGCCATCGTCGCAGGGCAAGCTAACGCCCATGCTCTCTGGCTGTTGCTCTCGTCCGAGAGTGACCGCGACGGCTACTGGTTGCGGCCGATGCCTTGGGAGGGCTCCGGTGAGTATCAGCGTGTCTCCTACAAGGACGGCCGCGATGGTCTCGTGCGAGTTCCAGGCATCGGCACGGATTTGAATGAGGCGGCACGGCGCCGTCAGCGCGCCCCCGCCAAGACGCAGGAGGCTGCATGAGCGCGCTGCGAAAAGTCCAACGCACGGTGTATTTCGCTCCGAAGAAGGGGCGGCACTACTTAACAGCTCGTGGGGCAGCAGTGGCGGAGGCCAATGCAATTCTGGAAAACAAGTACCCGACTGAGAAGCCCGAATACGAGAACGGCATGTGCTATTTCCCAGGTTACCACTGGAGAAGCGAAGAGCGGCTCTTGAGGGTCCACAAGCGCGTGGCGCGGATTCTGTTGCGCAACCTGCGGAGGTCCGCATGACCCGCCGCCAGCTGATCGCCTGGCTCGCAGGCTTCCTGTTCGGTGCTGCTGGGTTTGGCTTGGCGGCGGTTGCAACGCTGCTTGATGCGGGGGTTTTATGAAGGTTGTCGATTTTGCTCGTGACATTCTGGCAATGCAGGACCGCATCGATTGGCTTGAGTTCGAAGTGGCCCGCCTGTCGGAGTACGAGCGCAAGTACCACGAGGCGGTGCACGACTCGATTGCTCATAACCAGCAAATGCTGGGCGGCTTGTTCCAACTGGGGATGAAGCTCGCGGCAGAGAAGGACGCAGCATCTTGAACTTCATCTCCCGCCATGCCCTCGGCATCGCCATCGCGCTGTTCATCGTCGCTGCCTACATCGCGGCATCACCGCTCGACGGCCCGAGCGAAACAGACGCCCTCCAAGCCTCTGCCGACATCGATGCATCTCTGGCCGCGATCTATGCGGCTGCCAACAACCAACCCATCGCCCAAGTGGCGAGTAAGGAGTGAGTCATGAAATCGACTTGGCAAAAACTTCCGGCTATCGAAGGCCAGTACGGCGGATGCCTCAACTGCGGTCCGCGCCCGAGCTTTTTCCCGGCAGATGCAGTCATCGCAGTGGGCTTCGGCTATGCGGCCCTACACAAGGATGGTCAGCCCGTATGGACGGAGCCGAGCGACTGTGACGAAGAAGATTTTCTGACTGGCGCACAGGCTGAGCAAATGGCCTCGTGCGATCCCGAGCATGACTGGCGCATCGTCATGGAAGGCCCACTGTCTGGACGCACGTACCAGCGGCATGGGCCGGGCTCTTGGGCACTCATTGAACAGAACCAGGGGTTCGCATGACCTCCATCAAATCCAGCACACCCGGCCACTGGGGCGACGTCCACGCGAACACGAAGCTTGCGACGGCCGAGGCCGATGAGCGCCAAGCAATCGCCCGCGCCAACGGCTGCTTCCGAACTCTCGGATTCCTCTTCATCGCCGTCCTGCTCATCGCGCTGGGCGTGCACTTCCACTTTCGAGGATGAACACCATGAGCAACGCAGTTTCCCTGAACGTCGAATGCATCAACCGCATCGACCCCGAAATCGCAGCGAACTACGGCACTCGCTCTCTGGGCATCGACGTGCGCATGAGCGACGAACAGATCTTCATCGCCATCGACACACTGTTGGACGCTGGAGGCGCTGACAAGCGCGCCCAGTGGCTCGCGCAGTTGGCCGAGAACGAACTCAATGGAATGCACGCATGAGCAAGACACACTGGAAGCGCCTGATGAACCCCGACTACATCGGCGCGTACTCCCTGCCTGAAGGCGAAGACCTGACCGTGACCATCGACTACGTGGTCCGCGAGCAGATCACCGGAACTGGCGGCAAGAAAGAGGAATGCACCGTCGCGCATCTGGTAAAGAACAAGCCGTTCATCTTGAACGCGACGAACAGCAAGAGCATCGCGAAGCTGTACGGCGTGTACATCGAGGACTGGGCTGGCAAGAAGATCACGCTGTACGCGACCACCACACGCATGGGCGGCGAGACGGTCGAATGCCTGCGAATCCGTCCGAAGGTTGCCGAGCGCCGCAAAGAGCCGATCACCGATCAGAGGCTTGATGCTGCGTTGAAGCAGATTGCTGCTGGCGCATACACCACCCAAAAGCTGTACGCGAACTTCGATGTGACTCCAGAGCAGCAAGACAAGATCATGGCCTTCATGCGCCAGTTGCCGGATGTCGAGGTGCCAGATGCTGCGCCAGCGGAGGAGCACGCAGCATGATGCCATTCAAGTTCCGAGCGTCGGCAATCAGCCGAATCATGACGGAATCACCGAAGAAAGATGAGCCTCTTTCTGTTGGCGCAAAGACCGAGCTGGAGAAGATGGCGAAAGAGTTTGTCTACGGCTACACCGACGAGGTTTCCAGCAAATACACCGACAAAGGGATTCAGGTCGAGCCTGAAGCGCTTGAACTCTACAACTCGGTGTTCTTCACCGACTACAAGAAGAATACTGAGCGCAAGACGAACGACTGGGTGACTGGTGAGTGCGACATCTTCACAGGAACCAAGATCATCGATCTGAAGTCGCCGTGGTCGCTACTGACGTTCCCGGCGCGCGCCGAGACGGGCCGCGATAAGGACTACGAGTGGCAGGGCCGTGTCTACATGTGGCTCTGGGATGTCGATGAATTTGAGATTGCTTACTGCATGGTCAATACCCCTCAGGAGTTGATCGGCTTCGAGCGAGACGAGATCCACTACGTAGATCACATCAATCCGCTTCTTCGCATCACGCGAGTGCCATACACACGCGACAAGGCCCTGGAAGACCGGATCAAGTTCAAGGTCGAGGCGGCAAACGTCTGCCTCGAATCGCTCATCAAACAGATCGCCGAGGAACACCAATGACCCCCAATCCCCAAATCCCCGCAGGAGAAGACTGCATGCTGGTTGATACGAGCCAGGCGCCGAAGCAGAACGATCTCTGCTACAGCTTCAATCAAGAAGACTACACCCTCGACTGTCTCGGCGAAGTGCTCCAGCAGCTCGACGACAGAGGTGATCTTCAAGAAGGCGTCGTCTTCTACGAGGGAGAGGCCGTTCGCCACGCTCCCAGCTACTACTTCGATGTTGACGACCTGCTGGACGGCATGCGTGACCGCGCCTATGACGATGCTGGCGAATGGGCCGACACCTTCCCTGACCTGCCAAAGGAAAAGGTCGCCGAACTTAAGAGCCTCGTCTCCAACTGGCTCGACAGCAACTTGACCATCACCTTCTTCACCGTCCGCAACGAACGGAAGGTCGAAGTCACCGCCGAAATGATCGCCTCTCACAAGGCAGACCCTCTCACGCCAGGAGCCTGACATGACATCTACCGACAAGAGCGCAGCAGAGTTCTGCATCGAATGGCTGCGAAACAACTATCAGGACTACGCGAACATCGCCGACCTGTGTGATGCGATGAGGGCGGCGCTTCCCCCCGCAGATCTTGGAGCGGTGGCGTTCAAGGTGCACGAGGAAGATGCCATGCGCATCCATGCCACGCTGTACGCGCCAGTGCTGAAAGAGTTCTGCCTGGAAGCGACCCGCGACGACGAGAGCCGCAACTGGTACATCGAAGTCACAGACGAAGGCGGCTATCACACGTATGACGGCTACTGGCGCAACTCCGAAGGCAAGACCTGGGCCGAGGTGCTGGCCGAGGCGGTGAGCGGCTCGATGCTGGACAAGATCAGCGCACCGCCCGAAGGTGCTCGCCCTCTCGCCGCCCCCTCCATCCCCAGCGCCTCCCTCACCACCCCCAGCAAAGAGCCGGCCGGGGCTGTGGCGGTTCCGCTGGTAGCGATACACCTGATCGAAGACGCGGCTCAAGCCCACGATCAATGCCGCGCTGTTGTGCATATGGCGCTATCGCTGGCCGAGGTCTACGCGGCCCGAGCGGTCATCTTGTCCAGTTCTGCAAACGCTCCCATCGAAATCATCGGCGAGAGCAGCGCTGCCACGATGGAATATCTCGGCGACCTGCTGAGCAGCATGGATGCGGTTGAAGAAGGCGATGCATGGCTTGACCCGATCTTCGAGGCCGCACACGCTCGGTGGCCTCTCGCCGCACCTGGGGCCGCTATCGATGCGCGCGAGCAGGAGGTGTCCTCTCGCTTCACGACCAAGTACCCGTTGCTCAACGACCTGTTGCAGGAGACGTGGTGGCTTGGCAAGGGGCCGAACAGCATGGACACGGGCCTTGCGTGGTTCGCGTCGCTGGAGCGCTTCCTCGAATGGCTCGCATCCCACCCCGAAGCACCAGCAGCGAGCGCCCCAGCCGCAGAGACGCCGACTGATGAAGCCATCGAGGACTTTCTGGCCGCTCGGATGACGCAAGAGGGCCGCGTGCCCATGCTGCGAACGATCCGAGAGGCGCTCACGCACTTCGCCGCCCCAGCCGCAGAGGTAGCGCAGCCGGTTGGCTACGAGCATTTCGCAGCAATCCGCGAAGGCCACCGCAATGCTGCGGAGGATGCGTGGTTTCAAGCCATCCCAAACATGGAGCCGCGCCGCGCCTTTCAGGTTGGATTTGACGCTGGCTACAACACGCGTGACGCCGCCCTCGCCTCCTCGCCCTCCAGTGGACCGAGCGGCGGAAACCTGCCGCCACTGCCATCGATCATCCCCGAAGGTACACCTCTTGCTCATGCATTCAGGGAATATGCGCGACAGGCCGTATACGCCTCGTCGCCCTCCAGCACCCCAGCCGAAAGCGATACGGAGTCCGTAGCTGTGCCCCTGAATTTCCTGCAAGGATTCCTCACGCTGGCGCACAACTACTCCCTGCGGGCCGAGGCTCCGGACTTCTACGACGGGCGCGCGGGCGACGCATTCAGCGATGCCTATCGCCGGTGCGGCCGCGACCTGGGGAAGCTGCGAGACATGCTCCCCGCAGCTCCGCAAGCAATACAGGCGGCCGGGGAGGGTGGCAAATGATTTGTGTCGAATGTCAGCACGACGACGGCCTCGGCGCTGCGCCCTTGGATGGTCTTACAGAGGATCAGATCGTTCGTTTTTGCAGGGAGTGGAGATGCTCGGAATGCCTTCGTTCCGAAGACGAGATCCAAGCCGATTTCGATGCCGCCTCCGCAAAAGAGAAGCACCAGAGCGCCCACGACTGGAGCGCCATCGCCCAGCACAAGGACCATCCATGACCACCACCCCCACCAACACCTGCTCCCAAGGGGGAGCACACGGCATCTACGTTGCTTCGCGAGCAAGCATCCCCGAGCGGCCGATGATGTGGCAGGGCCTACGCCTCAAGGGCTGGCCCATCGTCAGCAC